AGCACTGCTGCAAGCTGCGGATCTTGTTCTAATAGTAGCATTTGTTGTGTGAGATTGCCCGTTTTCCAAGGGTTTACCTGACCTCCACCAGCATTTGCCACGGGGCTAGGTCTAGCACCCATTCCTGCTGCTGAACTTGGCTTGAAATGATGTTCCCAACCACTTCCAGGATTCTTGAGACTGCTGATATAAGTATTCAAATCTTGCTCAACTCCACCATTCAGAATAACTACTTTACCTTCAGCGTTCTTTTGTAACTTATTTTGTAACAATGATAAAGTTTGTTCTGCATTTATCGCTCCAAGATTACTGATAGCTGCTAGGGCTGCTGTTTTTGTGGAAGCTAATTCGTGAGAGTTTTTCATCTCTTCAAGCTGTTGAGATAAATTCATTATCTGCTGTTCTTTTTCCTGGGCTGTTTTATTAGCTTCCTCCCAAAGAGTTTTCCATTGACCCTGTTCTTCTAGGTCTTTGGTTCGTTTTTCTTCTTTTTGTTTATAGACATCATCTAATTTTCCCTTGATGCCCTTAAATTTTTCCTCTGCTTCAGCAGCTTCTTTACGAGCAGCAGCTAGTTTTGCCTCATATTCTGCTTTTACAGAATCTAAATTTGGTGCTTGTGGTTGTGAAGGAGTGTCAGCCACGGGCTGTTCAGCAGGAGTCACAGAATCAGGCTGAATTACTTTTTCTTCGATTGCCATGAATTAATCAGATAGTGGGCTGGTAGTTTTCTTTTTAGTAGCTTTTTTCTTAGTTGCTTTTGGTTCGGGAGTAGAAGAAACTTCGGGTTTAACTGGTGCAGTTGAATGTACGAGTTCTACCTCTTCCCATTTATAAGTTCCGTCAGGTTGCAGAACATGGTCTAAAGATTTAGCCATAAATTTTATGTACTTATATACTATTGTAGCAGACTATTCAGATTTGACCTCATTTGCTGAAGGTAATACCTCTCCCTGCACTAAAATATCTCTAAATTCTTCTCTATCTATCACATTTTCATTAAATAATGCAGTTAAAGCGGTAATATCTTGACCAATTAATCTTTCAATATCAAAATCTCTACTGATCTTTACTTCTGGTGGTTCAATACCTACATATTGAGCAGATAGATTAAACGCTTTTTGTAGTTTTTGCTCTAGCTCCATAGATACCATCGCCAACATGGAATTAGTATCTACACGATCTAGTCTGCGAGCATCTGCTGATTCTGCAACAAATTTCTGTTGTGATAATGTACTAATTCCAAGGGTTGCCATCTGCATTTGTAGCTCTTTTATTTCTGCTGATTGTGCATCAAAAGCACTGGAAGCTGGTTCTACATAGTAGATTTTATTACCTGGCTGAGTTGCCATTGCGTAATTTACAGAGATAGCAAGGTCTTTGGTCTGATCGTCATATCCTTCCATCACAAGCATTGGTTGAGATGCAACGTGCAAACTATGAATTAAATCAGCCTGTCTCTGAAAATGTGCAAGATTCAAATATGCAATATCAAGTAAAGGTGGTTTGCTTACTAAATTATCTGTTTTACCAGAATAAATTGTTACTAAAGGTATTTCACCAAGAGAAAATTCTCCAGATTCAACCTGTCTATAGTCTTTATCAGATGATCCAGCTTCAAAACTGCCAACAGAACTTCCATCTGACACATCATACATTTCCTCTATCTGTTCTTTTTTACGAAATACTCTGTAACTACCTGGTTCGATTACTCTTACTTGGTCAAATACTTTTTCTCCAAACTGTCCGTCTGGGAGCACTGCCTTTTCACCAAGTCTTACCTGTATTAAGTTTCCATAGTTTGATTCTCTATCTAGTCTCCAGCCGTAAAGATTATTTGGGTCAACTTCGATCCAATAAGGTCTGCGGTTTTGCTGACGTTCTTCCGCAAGACTAACAGCACCAGAAGGTGCAGGATAATCTACAAGAATATGACTTTGACCATACGTTAAAGAACACATAAGTAATCTTCTGGCATATTCATCTAAATCTGACTTTCTGCCATCTACATCTGCTTTGAACATTTCGGTCCAATAAGGATCACCATTAAGTGCTATTGGTTTTCTTAATACAAGACCTGTAGCTGCTCTGATTAATCGTTGGGTAAATGGGGAAAATACAGCACGATTTACCCTGGCTAGGTAAGCATCGTAATCTTCTCTTGGCTCTAGTGGTAGGAATGTTTCGCTGTTTGTTCGAAGATAATCTGTTCCTTCGGTTACAGCTTTCATTATTTCCCAACCTTTCATCATGTCTAAAACAGCCCTTGTCCGAGTAAAAGGACTGTCTATTCCACCTACAGAAGTAGATGAGATAATATTGGTTCTAATTGGTCCAGGTACAGCGTAAGTCATTGTTTACCATTTAGTGCGGTGTGACCAGTATCTAGCTGTAAAAAATCCTGGGTTGGGATCTTGTGCATTGTGTCTGGCATAGTACGATTTTCTTCTGGCCTTATCCTTTTCGGATTTAGGGTTTTTACCAGCACCCACAACTCCCTGTTGACCAAATCGTATTAGCTTTATTTTATCGCCTTTTTTAGCCAATACCACATGAGATTTAGTGGGGTGGCTAGGTGTTTTCTTTGGTTTATTGAATCCCTCTAATCTATTTTTTGTAAGCCTAGGATCTTTTTTACTCATTTTCCTACCTTTTTCATCGTCATATTATGAGCTTCAGTAAAAGTTTTACCCTTTAACATTAACTTTTTCATCTCTTCCATGTGCTTCCTGGTATGAGTACCCTTCTTCTTATGCCTGGCTAGAGCATCTTTTTGTCTTTGAGTTAGGGTTTTCATTTTTTCTTCCTCTTTTTCTTGGAACGTAGTTTTTTCAAGTCAGCAGCAGTAATCTTATCCCGTGGTGGAGCAACAGCAGCAAGTTTACGCTGTTTTGCTGAATAAGATTTCTTAGGCATTAGAGAGCAGAAGTAATAGCACCAGTAGTTATGAAACTTACTGAAACTGTAGAAATTTCACCAACAGTAGAAGCAAATGAAGTTCCTGTAATAATTCCGTTAAAACTTAATTTTTTAGTACCTGATGTGTCTAAGAAAAGGTTAAATGCTGCATCACCAGCATCTTCTGTTGTTAGTACATCACTAATAATTTCAGCAGTATTATCTCCAGATGTTGCTGTATAAAGAAGATCAACTGTGCCAGAACCAGAAATCAAACTACCTACGAATTTTCTTGCTGTGTCTCCATGAGCAGTAGTTTCTAATGTATCTTTTGTAGTGTCTAATGTCCAAGCTGTTGTTGAAGCTATAGCTCCAACTGTTCCAGTTCCGTTATCAAATGATACAGAGCCTTCTTCACCACGAAAAAATGCCATGATTTTTTTAGAAAAATTTACTTATAACAATATATTACCTTGAAACTGCGTTTTTCACAGTTATTTTTTCTTTTTAGTTGATTTTTTAGCACTTTTTTTCTTCTTACTCTTACGTACAGAAGCAATGTAACCCTGACATCTTGCCATTGCGTGAGATTTAGCCATTAGCTACCTTTTTTTGGCTTTCTTTCTAAGTATATCAGCATCAGCTTTTCTTGCACCTCCCCTACCACTAATAAAACTGTTTACTCTGCCCATTGCCCATGCAGCCATTGGTACGTTTCGAGATCCAGAGGATAAATAGGCTCCTTGTCCTCTTCTATACACCTGGGCAAGTTGTCCGTAGGTAAAACGGCTTTTATCTGCCTTTTTTCTTAGTGTTTCTTTTGTTTTTTCGCTTAGTGGTTTTCTTTTTGGTTTCATCTTGAGCAGATCGTGACTTGTTGATGGCTTTTATATCAATATATTCGCCTCTTTTGTACTTTTCGGCTGTTTCTTTTATCTCTTTTGCCTTTGCACTGCGATTTCGAGCACCCGTAAGGTATTTACTAGGCACTCCCGTCTTTTTGTCTCGTCTTACCCGTCTAAATTGTCTCACTTCTTCTTGGTTTTTTTCTTCTTTTTCTTTTTCTTCTTCATTGTGGAGTGATACATAGCAAAAAAGTAAACTCTTAGTATATTCTAAACGAAGTTTGGCCTAATGTCTCTGGTTTGACAAGGTTAAACTGTTGCAAACAAAGATATCCAAAAGCATCAAACGCATGGTCCACCCCCAGGTTTTTATTTGGTAGTCCAGTATTAGGGGCATAAGTTAAGGTTCTAAGTGCTTTTATTAATTCTTTACATCGTGGGTGGATAAATGTTCTACGATTTCCATTTGCATCATACAAAGCTGTATTTACTGATGTAATTTTATCCCTGATCTTCCACGGGGATTTTGGACTCATAACTGTAAATCCACTCCTTCTAAGAATATTGTGGTCCGTAACTCCGACTCCACTTGTTTTTCGAGCACTACCCGTTGGGTCAGGACACGCAATAATTCTTCTATCTACCCCATACCTTCTGATAACCTCCTCCGCAAAATCCCAGGTTGTAGCTCCTCCCGTCAACATGATTTCATCAAATACATAAAGACAGTCGTTATGCTTTACCGCACAAATTCCTGCCATAGGGTCCACGTTAAAATCTAATCCCAAAATTAATGGCAACATTTGTAAATCCTGAACTTCGCTACTGATATTTTCGTCATTGAAACTGACAGCTACCAATCCCGTAAGATTTTCAAAACTTGCCTCGAACTCCTGCTTAAATGTTCTGCTATCTAATTGGGCCTTGGCTGCCTCGACTTCCTCAACTGGAACATTGCCCCCGTCTACTGTAGTAAAACTCCATCTCTTCCAATCACCACTCATATCTTCTGGAACGTAGCACCATAAATCATAAAACCAGCTTGCCGTGCCATCGGGGGTTGATATGAAAAGTGCCCACCCCTGTTTATCTGCTAATGCTGGTCGTATAACCTGGAACCATACGTCAGAATCCATAAAAGCTGCCTCGTCTAAAACAACACCAGCTAAACTTCGGCCTCTTAATGTGGTTGCGTTTTCTGTTCCCTTCAGTTCAATAAGTGAACCATTTATTAATTCAATTTTTAGATCAGTTTCGTTTTTTGATTTTATCCATTCTCTTGGTACGAGTTTCTTTAGTTCTTTCCAGGCAATGTCTTTTGCCATGCGATATGTAGGAGCACAGTAGAAATATGTTTCGCCTGGACGTTTTATCGCAGCATTTACAAGTTCAATACAAGATAAATAAGATTTTCCGAATCTTCTACCAGCCACCAGTACCCTAAATCGGTTTTTTGCATTGAACACCTCCCCCTGGGCCCATCTCAATGTTAAGTTTTCTCTTGTTTTTACACTCATGTACTACAGATTAACCTTAATTTTGATGGATTTGCTAGTTTTTATCGACTAATTTGCTATTTTAAGGTTATTATTCAATTAATAACATAAGTTTCAGTCCGTGACAGAAGCAATCCTACAGAATTTTGACGATAGATCCGTTCCAAAGAAAAGAAATCCTGGCAGATCGCCAGATATGGTTATAGAGCAAAGAAGGCAAAGGTTATACAAAAGACAGTTGGAGGGTTTGCCAGCAAGACATCTTGTTTTAGAACATTCTTCTAGAGAAGGAGTTTGCGTTAAGACCGCATGGAACGACTGGAAAGAGGTAACAAAGTGGAATGAAGAAGATTGGCAAAAAGATAGAGAGAATATGATAGCTAGGCTTCAAGCTATGAGGGTTAGACTTTTTGATAAGGCTTGCAAAAAAGGTCAGTTCCAAACTGCTGCTCAGATATTAGACTCGCTAGGTAAAGTAGTAGGGGAGAGCGTAGAGACTGTGAACATAAATGCTCCAGAACTAGCTATACGAATAGAAAATCAAAAAGATAGTTGACACTATTGTAG